GGGGGGTTTGCTATGTTTAACGTGGCCAACTTGCTTTCCACATAGGTTGAGAAGGGAGATCCCTTACCTCATTCGCAACATTGGATTCCGGACATTCTGGATCAGATTCTGATTCAGAGGGTCTAAGATATCCATGTCCATATCGACAGGCCCATTCGGGTCAGTCTTTATGTACTCTGCCGGTTCTAGGCCATAGAACCTGCGGTGTCGTAGCGGGAGGAGTGTTGGATCCGTCAGGAATCTCAACTTCTTCTCAGCAACGGCCAAACGGGTGTTGTCCCACTTCTCTGTCCACCAATAGGGCACTGCCTCTAAACGTAAAGCTCTCGCTTTGCGGTAGACAGTGGAGGAGAACTTACGGCTCACAGCCTCGACAGAGGGTGTGTGCGTCGGTTCTTCTCCAGAGAATGTGTACAGCTCCCAAGCCGTAACCCCGGCGCTCATGTACGCTGCCGCCTCCGCCAGAGTTGGTCGGATCGCAGTGTCATTTTGCCCGAGGGGTTGGGTAGATAGCAACTCATCAGAGTATGCCACTAGCCAATCGGCGTACTTCCGCTGAAAGCGGTTAGATACCCGAAGCGGGGAAGACGGCAGGATGGAAAAGCCGGAACCGCACGCCCAACCTGTGAGCGTCACAGAGTTGAGAGCGGCTAACCAGGCTGAATTCAATCCAACGTCTTCACAACCGTGGGGGAAGGTGGGGTGGCGAATGCCGCCCCACCCCGTTTCCTCCCGGACAGGCACTCCTAACTTCCACGCCAGTGACACTGTGTGTTGGAAAGGAAGGAGACGCCATGGGACCGCACCTGACCTTAGGCCTACCTCTCGGAGGTGCTCGCGGGTAGCAGCTGCCTGGGTGAACCAAGACAGCTCTGCCTTTGAGCCCCCGGGAGGGGCCGTCAACAGGCTCAGGAAGGTCACAGGCAATGCCTGGCCCATCAAGTATGGAATCTCTTTAAAGAGTCCCAACTTGGTGTGGTAGTAGATCTTGTTCGGTTTCCCGTTAGAGGGGTCCCCTCGAGAGAGGGTGCCTCCACAAGACACGACCACGCGTTCCATTTTATGGACCGCTGCTGGTTCTGCCCTACCCACAAGGCTATCGTCACCACAGTTCCTTTGGCGGGAGTCGTGGTTGCGATTGCTGATGTCTGCGATCCCGGCCTCGCTTGCAGCGTAGCGCGAGATCATTGGCATCAGAGGAAATGACGAGGCATCCCCCATCATTCCTCCTTGCGTGGTCGGATTACCAGGAAGTGCCAGGATTTCGTCTAGCCATGCGTTGTATGCTAGAACATATTCCTGGGCTTCTTGCCTCTTTATCCCCACGAGTCCAACAGATCCTCTGCCACCAAGGTTTCCCTTGGCTGTGGTGTTATATCTGTCGGCAGCGACCTCGTCCAGGGCCTCCTTTGATTTAAACAAAAGGAGATCAGGGGCGACGGGAGCTTCCGGAACATTGGTTGTCACCAAATGTTTCGACCCGAGGAGTTTAGGGCGGTGTCTCGTATACCGGTTCAACTGGGGGTGCAAGCCTGTGGCCTGCACTTCCTCGTAAAACTGGTTAATGAGCCAGAAGGGATGCTTATCCGTGGCCGAGGTTAAGTCCATAGAATAATATGGGCCTTTCTCAAGCCGGGCAGGATGCATTTTTCCCCCCATGTCAGCGCTGCATGTCCGATCCTGAATCAGGTGGGAATCAGCGGCGCGACGGAAGAGTTGGTGGACAAGGTTCGCAGCTGCTAACGTTTTCGTTGGCAGCCGGACCTTTAATCCCCTCTCGTCCGCATACAGGGCCTGGACCGGTATTCTGGGCACTCTGTCCAGCACATGGTCTACGGCAACCTGGAGCCACGCACAGTAGGCGATGGCATTGTCCTCCAAGACTTCTGTCTCGGATACCAGCCTGCGGGACAGTGCTTTCGGCTTGAGGTGAGCATGACCTGGTGACCAGGCCATTTCCTTCGAGGGAATGCACTCCGCAAACAGGTAGGACTCTGTCCTTACGTCTGCTTTAATACGCCCAGGAAACTTCCTGAGCGTTTTGCGTGACCTACTTACGTCCTTGGGGTCTGCCAGGACAACCTCCACCGTCGGTGGGAGACCTCCTGTCAGGGCGCACCCTAAGGTCACCAAATCTCGAACGGCTTCGTGGAAGCCGCCGCGGCGCCGGGTGTAACCTAGCGACCCGTGGTACGAGGGAATGGTGGTGTAGTGCACAGCCTGTTCAGGCCTGAACTCACGTAAGTAGTTGCGGCAAAATTGCCGCCATCCTGCGACTTCCGGGGTTGGGTCCCCTGTCAGCCTGGCAACCAGGTCTGACAGCTCCTTCTCTCGGTTCTCAGGTGGAGGAGGCAAGCTGCGGCCGATATACGAATATATCAGCCCCATGTACTTGCACGGAAAGGCGACTAAAGCTTGCCAGGGAAACCCCTGTGGCAACTTTTGGCCGAAAAACCATCCCCTCGCAAACCCTGCAGTGGCCTTAAGTGCCCGTGCTGTTTCTTCTGGGCGAACCAGAAGCTGGACCTTTAACCTCTCGAGGGCCCTCACCGTTCGCGATGAGGGTTGCCAAGAGTAGGCGGACCGGCGCCGAACCATTTGGTAGGCGAAACAGACGGCATCAAAGCACGCACGCATGAACCGTAGAAGGCGAAGGTTTACAAAGTAAGCCTTCTTCCGCGGGTCGTCATCTTCTAGGGACGTAAAGTACCTGAGCGTTCGCTCGGCACTTAACGCATCCCTCTCCATGGGGGTTAGACGTAAGTCTTCGACCAAATCCATCGCATGGATTGGCCGACCTCCTAGGAGTGTCCCACGATGGAACGTGTAGGTTAAGCTATTAGCCAAACACTCCACGTGTCGATGGAAGAAGGGCCGGATTTGCCGCGTCCTCCCCCTCCCGATAAGCCCAACCCAAGCTGCATAAGGCGTGCGAGGGTCTGGCCTTCGGGAAGGCGTGGGTTCTACCAGGTCTGACAGACGTGATAGAATTTTCCCAAATGGGACAGGAGGCTCTCGTGGATTACCACCTGGGTCCCCCGTCTCGGGACCTTGGGGTCTCTCCTTACTCCCATCCCCCTCAGAGGGGTTCGGGGGTGGGCATGGAGGCCCCTCCAAGTCGCGCGCGGGTAAGGCTGGTTGCGACCGGCCGCCCAAGCGTGATGACACCCACTCGGCAGCACCCGCGGTTAAAACCGTTGGTGGGCCAGTCGGGGTCACTACACCCGGGCTGGACGTGGTTGAGGAACCACTGTCCAAACTGGGGAGATCGCTCTCCCCCCCGTCCCGAGAGGTGCGTAATCCCTTACCACCTCTCTGCCTAGGCGTCGTTCGCGAGCGCCTAGGCCGTTTCCTTCCCTCTTCAAGGGAGGAAGGATTCCCTTTTGGCGGCTTTTCAGCTGCCAGGTCCACGTACCCCCCCGGGTCATGGACCAAAAGACCGTTAGGAAACCTAGCGGTTGCC